ATTGTGGTAAGACGGATGAGATGATTTCAAATATGATTCATGAGATGAAAGATGAAAATAAAGAACAACATAGGCAGGTATCTGAGAAAATTCAATCGTTGGAAACAAAAGTGGAAGATCTTGTTAAGTTTCGTTGGATTATCGCAGGTGCAGCAATTCTATTATCATTTGCAGTTTCTCAGTCCCATATGGTAGTAGATATCTTGACACCAGACCAAGCACCTGTTAAAGTAGAGACCACGAAGTAATAACCTCTTCATAATGGATCTGATTGACTCCAAGTATATTGGACTAGTTTCGTCACGACTGCAAAAATTTAAAAGGGTTAAATCGGATCTCTACAACTTCCGCTGTCCCATTTGCGGTGACTCTCAAAAAAATAAGAATAAAACTAGAGGATACTTATATTCTGTGAAGAATAATACAAATTTTAAGTGTCATAATTGTGGGGCAAGTTTATCCTTCAATAACTTTCTTAAAGAGATAGATCCTACACTGCATAAGCAGTATACGATGGAAAAGTTTAAAGAGGGTCATACTGGTAGAAACTTCGTGGTTGAAGAACCTAAGTTTGAGTTTGCAAAACCAGTTTTTAAGAAGAAACTAGATTTGCTCAAAGCATCTGAGGTTCCAATTGCCAAAGAATACCTGGAAAAGAGAAAACTAAATCCTGAAAAGTTTTATTTTGCTAACAAATTTAAGCAGTGGACTAATACTCAAAAACATACTTTTGATATTATTGGTAAAGATGAGAGTCGTATTATTATACCAATGTATGATACTGACAACAATCTTATTGGATTTCAGGGAAGAGCACTAGGTTCAAACTCTGTTAAATATATCACTGTGATGCTTTCTGGTGACGCACCAAAAATTTATGGGTTGGATCAAATTGATACTTCAAAACCCATTTACATTGTTGAAGGACCCTTCGACTCCACATTTATACAAAATGCTGTTGCTATGTGTGGGTCCGACATTGATATTAGGTCGTTTGGTTGGTGCGATTATATTTACGTTTTTGATAACGAACCTCGCAATCGAGAAATCGTCAACCGAATATCAAAAACCATCGATAGAGGCGACAAAGTGATTATTTGGCCAACAAGTATCCAGCAAAAAGATATTAATGATATGGTTTTGGCTGGACTTAATGTTATGAATGTGTTAAAATCAAATACCTACTCAGGTTTAGAAGCAAAAATTAAGTTTAACAACTGGAAGAAAATATGAGCAACGGAACAAAAGTCGTTAAAAGAAATGGTGCTACCGAAGTATTGGAGTTAAATAAACTCCATGTAATGGTAGAAGAGGCGTGTAAAGATCTTGCTGGTGTGTCTGCAAGTCAAGTTGAAATGCAGTCTGGTATTCAATTCTATGATGGTATTACAACGGCAGAGATTCAGGAAATCTTGATTCGTTCTGCTTCTGACTTGATTGACCTGGAGCATCCAAACTATCAATTCGTTGCAGCACGTTTACTTCTGTTTGCAATTCGTAAACAAATTTTTGGTCGTATGCACGATGCACCTACAATAAAGGAGCATACTAAAAATTGTGTAGAGAAAGGTGTATATGACTCAGAAATTCTTGATCTTTATACCGATGAAGAGTTTGATAAACTTCAGTCGTTTATTGATCATGGTCGTGACTACCTGTTTACTTATGCGGGTCTACGTCAGGTTGTTGATAAGTACCTTGTGCAAGATAGAAGCACTGGGGCACTTTATGAAACGCCACAGTTTATGTACCTTTTGATTGCGGCGACTATTTTTTCCAAATATCCTAAAGAAACCCGTCTAGATTACGTTAAGAGGTACTATGACGCAATCTCAAAGCATAAAATCAACATTCCAACCCCCATCATGGCGGGAGTGCGAACACCACTTAGACAATATGCTAGTTGTGTTCTTGTTGATGTTGATGACACCCTCGATTCTATCTTTAGCTCTGATATGGCTATTGGTAGGTACGTTGCACAAAGGGCGGGAATCGGTATCAATGCAGGTCGCATCCGTGGCATCAACAGTAAAATCAGAGGTGGAGAAGTTCAACACACAGGTGTTGTTCCATTCCTCAAGAAGTTTGAAAGCACTGTCCGATGCTGTACTCAAAATGGCATCCGTGGCGGATCAGCAACTGTCCACTTCCCAATCTGGCACCAAGAAATCGAAGATATCCTAGTACTAAAAAATAATAAAGGAACCGAAGATAACCGTGTTCGTAAATTAGACTACAGTATCCAAATCTCTAAACTCTTCTATGAGCGATTCATCCGTAACGAAGAAATTTCCCTCTTCTCTCCTCACGCCGTTCCTGGTCTGTATGATGCTTTTGGCACTGATGGATTTGACGACTTATATGTTCGTTATGAACGAGATGAGTCTATTCCAAGAAAAACTATCAGTGCTCAAGAACTCTTTCTGGACCTCCTGAAAGAGCGGGCAGAGACTGGTCGTTTGTATATTATGAATATCGACCACTGCAACTCACACTCTTCTTTTGTTGATAAAGTTGAGATGAGCAACCTCTGCCAAGAGATTACTCTACCTACCAAACCCATTCAGCATATTGATGACCCAGATGGTGAAATTGCCCTTTGTATTCTGAGTGCTATTAACGTTGGTAAACTCAAGTCAAACGATGAATTGGAGACCCTCTGTGACCTCTCAGTGCGCTCTCTAGACGAATTGATTGACTTCCAAGGATATCCCGTTAGAGCAGCGGAAATCGCCACCAGAGCACGTCGTTCGCTTGGTATTGGTTATATTGGACTTGCCCACTATCTCGCCAAGCACGGTGAGCATTATGATGACCCTGGTGCCTGGAAACTGGTTCATGATTTGACCGAAGCATTCCAGTATTACCTGATTCAAGCAACCGTCAATCTTGCAAAAGAAAAAGGTGCTTGTGAATATTCTCACCGAACTAAGTATGGTCAGGGCATTCTCCCTATCGATACATATAAGAAAGATGTGGATGAAATTGTCCCTAACAAACTGAAATATGATTGGGAAGGTCTTAGAGCACAGGTCAAGCAGTATGGAGTCAGGAACTCAACACTGTCCGCACAGATGCCATCGGAGAGCAGTTCCGTTGTGTCAAACGCAACCAATGGAATCGAACCGCCTAGAGGATACTTGTCCATTAAAAAGTCCAAGAAAGGTCCGCTCAAGCAGATTGTTCCACAGTATCAAACGCTTAAGAACAATTATACACTTCTGTGGGATATGCCTAGTAATCGTGGTTATATTAATGTGGTTGCTGTAATGCAGAAGTTCTTTGACCAGGCAATTTCTGGAAACTGGTCTTATAATCCAGGAAATTATCCAGATAATGAAGTTCCCACTTCAGTAATGGCACAAGACCTTTTGACTACTTACAAATTGGGTTGGAAAACAAGTTATTATCAGAATACTTATGATAATAAAACCGATGAAATGGTTGAAGAGAAAAGGCAAAAACTTGAATCTCTTTTTGATGATATTATGAGTACCGAAGAGGACGACTGTGAGAGTTGCAAAATCTAATCCCGTTAAATATAACAGTTGAGTTAGTTTAGTAGAAAAAATCATGACATTCAGTTTCAAAACCAATTCACAGGAGAAGAATATGGTCGAATCAATGACCGTTTTCAATTCCCAAGAAGTAGATACCAAAAAGCAACCAATGTTTTTTGGGCAACCACTAGGAATACAGAGGTATGATACTTACAAATATCCAATTTTCGATAAACTAACAACTCAACAACTAGGATATTTTTGGAGACCTGAAGAGGTCTCTCTCCAAAAAGATCGCAGTGATTATCATACACTGCGCCCAGAGCAAAAGCATATTTTCACCAGCAACCTGAAGTATCAGGTAATGTTGGACTCAGTTCAGGGAAGAGGTCCTGGTATGGCGTTTGCACCATACTGCTCCCTTCCCGAACTGGAAGCGTGTATGAAGGTGTGGGAGTTTATGGAGATGATCCATAGCCGCTCATACACTTACATTATCAAAAACGTTTATTCAGACCCATCTGAAGTTTTTGATACTATTCTCAAAGATGATCGTATTTTAGAACGTGCTGTGAGTGTAACTCAAGCATACAATGACTTCATTAATGGTGCTCAACATTATGGTACATCTAATGAATGGGTTCATGCATTAGAACAAGTTCCATACGCAAAAGAGGCACGATATGAACTCAAACGAAAACTGTTTAGAGCAGTTGCAAACGTTAATATTCTTGAAGGTATTCGCTTTTATGTCAGTTTCGCTTGCAGTTTTGCTTTTGGCGAACTCAAGCTTATGGAAGGAAGTGCAAAAATCATCTCACTGATCGCCCGTGATGAGAATCAACATCTGGTAATCACTCAGAATATTCTAAACAAATGGAAGGAAGGTGACGATCCAGATATGGTTCAAATTGCTAAAGAAGAAGAGCAGTGGTTCTATAAGACCTTTGAAACTGCAGTCAATCAAGAGAAACTTTGGGCAGAGTACCTGTTCAAGGATGGATCGATGATCGGACTGAATGATAAACTTCTGCAGCAGTATGTTGAGTGGATTGCAAATCGTAGAATGCGGGCAATTGGACTCAAACCTCTATATGATATTCCAGCAAAAAATAATCCACTTCCTTGGACAGAGCATTGGATTTCTTCTAAGGGTCTTCAAGTTGCCCCACAAGAAACAGAAGTTGAATCCTACATCGTCGGAGGAATCAAACAAGATGTTACCAAAGATACTTTCTCAGGATTCCAATTATGATGAATGGTGCGAACAGGAAATCCTGAACGCATATAAAGAAGCGGCAGAATCTGATGAATTTCTGTTCGGTGATTATGATTACATTAAAGAATGGATGGAGGGTCGCTAAGACCCTCTTTTTTTATAAATAAAATTATAGAAAAATAATAAAAAAAAAATGTCTAGAATTACTGGAACTGATGCTGCTAATTTAATTGAAGCATATAATGCAGTTTATGTTTCTAATGAAGAAGTAGAACTTACCGAAGAACAAGTTCAAGAAGATTTTGAGAACTGGGTAAATTCACTCGTAGAAGAAGGTCATGACCTGAGTGAGTATACCTGGGAAGATATGTATGAGGCATATCTGGATGAAATTATTAGACCAACTACTGGTCAAATGACTGCTGATCGTCGGGCAGCGCAATCTCCAAAACCAACACCAACACCAGCACCATACAGACCTGGTGGTGGAAGACAAGAGTATAATCAGAGAAGATCTGGTACAGGTCAAATGCCACCACCAGCAACTCCTAGAACATCTGCTGAACCATATCAATCTCGTTTTGCTGGTGCTCGTGATGCTGCTTTTGCTAGAGCAAGACAAATTCAAGGTTCTCCTGTAGTTGGCCCAAGAACTGCGGCACCTACACCTACAGTACCTGCAAGACCTGCAGCAACTGCCCCAGCAAGACCTGCAGTACAATCACAAAAACCAACTACTACTCCTGCTCCAGTAAGAACTCCTAATCCTTTGATGCAGGCAACATTTGGTTACCAGACTGGACAAGCACCAAGTCAAATTGCAGCAACCAGAGCGGCAACTACAACCGCTGCAAATAATTTATCGGGTACAGGAGCACTTGCAGTTAGACCTGCAACAACAACTCCCGCTGCATCTGCACCAAAACCAAATACACAACAACAGATTAGGCAGCGTAGATTAAATATGGATCTTGACCTATTTGATATTGTTCAAGGTTATCTTCTTGATGAAGGTTATGCTGAAACTGAAGAGGCAGCGGCAGTTATTATGGCAAATATGAGCGAAGAGTGGAAGCAGAGTATTGTTGAAGCATATGGTTCTTTCGGTGCTAATATGGCTGGTGCAGAACTCCAAAGAAGACAGACTGAAAAAGTCCGTCAGCAAGAAAGAGAAAAAATTGAGCAAGAAAAGAAAGGTGGATCTGGAGCATCTTCTCAGGTAAAAGGTGCCTGAGTCCACTTTCCAAATTATCACTGAAGGGGGGTCATTAAGACCCTCTTTTTTTATAAATAACTAAAAAAGTAGAAAGAAGATGAAGTCTTTTAGTCAGTTTTTGAAAGAAGAAGAAGCAAGACAGGGTAAATTATTCACAAGTAAAGATAAACCACAGGATTTTAGAAATCCTAAAAAAGTTCCATTTACTGGGACTGATCCCACCCCAACACCTGCATCTAAAAGATTATCTCCAGGAGCGCCAGAAGCACCTAAATCTTCTCCTGGACAATTAGAAATTCCAGAACCAAAAACAACAAAAGTTTCTGGACAAAGAGTTAGAAGTGCTGGGGAAATGCGCCAGCCATCTTTAATTACGAAATCTGGTGGAGCACAAGATTTTACAAAGGCGGGTAAAGGTAAAGTTCCATTTACATCATCCGAACCAGTAAAAGCAACAAAGCGTCTTCCTGAAACACCTACAACAGCACCTAAGACTTCTCCCGGACAAATGGAGATTGATTTTAATGCAAAACCATCTTCTTCAAAACCACCTTCATCATCCACTACAACATGGAGACCTGGTGGAGAAAATGTAAAGCGTACATTCCCTAAACCTGCTTCAACTCCTTCAACACCACCTTCATCATCCACTACAACATGGAGACCTGGTGGAGAAAATGTAAAGCGTACATTCCCTAAACCTGCTTCAACTCCTTCAACACCTTCTACTCCTTCACCTTCTGGAGGAAAATCATCAACACCTTCACCTTCTAAAGAAAAATTACCTGCTGGAGCAAAACCAACTGGAAAATTTGGCAAAGCACTTAAAGTACTTGGCCCAGCAGCAACTGCTCTTGATGTGGGTTTAAGCACCGCAGACGAAAGAGCAAAAGGATCTGGATGGGGAAGATCTCTTGCTAAAGGCGCTGCAGTCGCCGCTGGAGGACTTGCAGGAGGCGCTCTAGGTGCTATTGGTGGAGGTGGTATTGGTAGTGCTGCTCTTGGTGCTGGTGGTGCTGTATTGGGATCACAGGCGGCAGGAAAGGCATTTGATACAGTCGCTGGTGCTAATGCTGTCCAAAGAAAAGCAATCGCAACTGCAAATCGTCAAGCACAATCTGGCAGTGCTCTTAAAGGAATTGGTGGAAAAACAACTTTTGATACTAAAAAGGGAACTATGACCACTGGTTCTGGTTCACAACAAAAAACAGTTAAACTTGGTAAAACATCTGTTGTAACTGGACCTGGTGGTAAGCAAGATGTTGGATACCTTGCATATAAAGGTGGTAAAGCAGTTTATAAGAGAGCAGATACTAAGAATCTTGCTCAAACATCTTCTAATCCATTGGAAAGAATTGGTAGATCACTTTTTGCTGGTGCGTATAAGAAGTCAGATGCTGCCGCTGCTGCTAAAAAACTAGCACAGGCAAGACAATCCGATGTCGCCCGCAATAAAGCACTTGGTGTAAAGGCACTTCCCGGTAAGTGATTTTTATAAATACCTTTATAAAAAAGGTATTAATACTATAACCATGTCTAAAATTTCGCCAGATTTTATTCACTCTGTTGAATCTTTGTGTGAAGAAATTAATATTCAGCATCAAGATTTCTTAAATGAAGACTCAGAATATTATGATGCTGAAGCGGCAGAACTGGTAGAAGATATTCTATCAACCATTTCAGTATCAATGATTTATGAAGGTTATAGTGCAAATGCTGTGATCGGATTTTTAGCAGATTCATCTGAAGAAGAAATCATTGAAAAGTATTTAAATTTTGATGGAAATATTCTTACAGAAAGTAAAGTATCTGAAGATTATGTTGAAGAGCAACTTCAACAACTTAATGAATTTCTTGGTGCTGCTCTTAGAATTGCGGGTGCAGGACTTAAGGCTGCAAAATATGCTAAAGGTGTGAAAGGACTTGCTCCTTTATCCAGACTTAGTTCTGGTTTAAAAGCAGCAGGAACAGCAGCAGGAAGAATTGCAAAACAAGGACCAAAAGCAAGTTCTATCGTAAGATCTACTCTTTCAAAAGGAGTTCAAAAAGTAAAAGATATTGCTAAAGGTGCAAAATCAGCATTAACAGGATCAACAGCGAAAAAAGTAGCATTGGGTGCTGCTGGATTAGGTGCTGCGGGACTTGCAGGTGGTGTTGGTGGGTATTTTGGTGCAAAATTAGCAGGTGCTGGTTCAAAACCATCAGAGAGTCCAAAACCAACTTCAACTCCTCCTGCTGCTCCAGAAGCACCCAAACCACCCGCTGCACCTGCAAAACCTTCAGGGGGTTCTCCAGCGCCTGCTTCACCAAAACCAAAAGCAGATCAAGGAACATCCAAGTACAAAGAACTAATCAAACAAGGAAAAACCAAAGAAGCAGAAAAACTAGGATTAGAAACTTGGGCAAAAGCAAATCCAAAACTTGCCGCGAAATTGAATGCTGATGGTACTCAGAAGGGAACTGGGCAAAGTGAAATGGAAAAAAGTGCAGAAGATCTGCGTAAAATGGTAGATAAATCCAAACAGCGTCAAGGTGCTTTAATGGGAGGCCCTGAAGGCCCTGGAAAAGTTGATACTAAAGCAGCAGATGATGCATTAAAGGCAGAACTGGAGAGACAAAAGAAAAGAATGGAGCAGCAAAAAAATACTGCTATGACTGCTAAAGAATCATATGAACCTTATGATATTATTTTAAATTACTTACTATCTGAAGGTCATGCAGATACTGTAGACGAAGCAAATTATATTATGTTAGAAATGGATACTGATGCAATTGGCACAATCATGCAAGAATATTATGATTATGTTCTTGCTGAAGAAATCCAAAAGTGGGTAAATGGTCTTGTAGAGGAAGGTTATGATCTTTCACAATATACCTGGGATGATATGATTGAGTATTATGTAAATGAAGCAAAAGAGGATGAAGAATTAACACCACTTCAAAAAATTAGAAAAAGAAATAAGGCATATGCTATTCCCGGTGAACCAGCAGGTCAACAAACTTCAAATCGTAGAGCAGAGCGTTCATCTCAAAGAGGAGTTAAAAAACAAAAAAAAGAGAAAAGTGCTTTTGGAACCATGAGACATGTTGGTGGTCCATATAAGTAATTTAAGAAGATTATAACATCTTCAAAGGGGGCTTGACAAGTCCTCTTTTTTTATGTAGACTACCTTTGTCCCGGTTGAAGATAAGGCCTTAGCTAATCTTAGAAGACTTTAGAACCACTCCATAAATTCTTTCAGATTCGCTCATATAAAAGGTTCCACCGATATTTGTATTGTAATATTCCTCACTCATAAGTACATTGCGATTAAACTGTTCATAAGTTTCATAATAACTCATAGATTTTTTATGAGGACATAGGTAGAGAATTTCGCGGAGAAAATGTTCTTTACCTAATTTTTTAACATCCTCATTAAGTTCATCACAGGATCCAAAATAATTTTTCCAGTCAGATTCTTCTGTCTTTCTTCTTCCTGTTTTTTTATTTTTTTGTCTTGTCCAGAAATGTTTTTTACCAATATACTTTTTATTATTTGTAAGATTCGTAATTATATAAACAAACCCTTCCATTCCTTTGGGAACATCGGTAAAAACCATTCCATTATATTGCCAATCCATAAGAAACCCTTATTTGATTATTTAGAGTTGCATTTGGTGGAGGACGGTGGTAGACTGAACAAAGATGATGATTTTCTAAATACTATGGTAACTCTTGAAGTCACTTTAAAACAATCACATGATTGGGCAATTGATCGTATGCATTTCCTATGTGACGAAAAAAATATTGAAGATGCCCATGCGATTCAATCCGAATTTAGTGAATGGTTAAATCCAGATATTCTTGAGCATGATGTTTTCTCGTTAGAATACATAGGAGATTAAAAAAATGAAAGTAGATATTCATAACTTTTTTAAGTTTTATGATGATAAAAATCCCAATCATGTAAGAGCAGTTCAGATTCTTGAAGATACTCTACCTGCATCATTTCTTCAAGATGATTCTGAATGGGTAAAAACTTATCGTACAAAATCACAACCTTCAACTTCAAATGTTTTGTCGGTTCCTTTCTTCCCACAGACTGATAATTTTAGGGATCCAAATAGAACTTGCAATTCTTCTTCCTGTGCAATGTGCCTTGAGTATTTTAAACCAGGCACACTTCTAGGACCAAAAGGCGATGATGCATACATTCGCAAAGTATTCGCAATTGGTGATACGACTGATCATGCAGTCCAGACGAAAGTTTTATCGTCTTATGGTGTTGCTTCACGATTTAGTTACAATCTTTCTTTTGCTGATCTTGATAGGGAGCTTGCCGCTGGCCGACCTGTTATTATCGGGATTCTTCATCGGGGTACTTTATCTGCACCTACTGGTGGGCACATGGTTGTAGTAATTGGTAAGACTACTTCTGGTGATTATGTTGTTAATGACCCATATGGATCTTTGAATGATAATTATACTGGACCTGTTACAAATGGAAAAGGTGCAGTATATAAGAAGTCTGTATTGGAGAGAAGATGGACTCCTGATGGACCAACTTCTGGGTGGGGGAGAATATTTGAAGCAAAAAAGTCTTAAAGTCTACTCCCATTTTAAATAACAGTGAATTATCTTCTAAGGGAGTGGAATTGATAAAAGAATTTGAAGGATGTCATCTAAATGCATATCCAGATCCACTAACTGGTGGACTTCCAATTACAATAGGTTGGGGAAGTACTAGAGATTTTAACGGAGAATCTTTCAAACTTGGTAGAAAGATTACTCAAAAATATGCTGATACTCTACTTGAGTTTGATTTGAAAAATAGATTTCTTCCATCACTTCAAAGAATTCCTTATTGGAATGAGATGAATGAAAGGCAACAAGGAGCACTGCTCTCTTTTGCTTATAATCTTGGTGCTAATTTTTATGGTTCTTCTGGATTCAGTACTATCTCCAGAGTTCTTAGAGAAAAGAAATGGAATGAAGTCCCAGCAGCATTAGAACTTTATCGCAATCCTGGTAGTAAAGTAGAAGCAGGACTTTTAAGAAGAAGAAAGGCAGAAGGAAAACTTTGGAATTCCTAATCTTCTACTTTAGTTCTTAATGCAATTACTGTAGTTAAAATTGATAATAAAACCTCATATCCTCTTCTTTCAGATTCTTTGCAATCTAAAGGAGGAGGATTTTTTAATCCACCAAGAACATTTGCAGTAATAATTGATCCAGGAATCATAAAGTTACAAGCAATAAAATTTAATCCAACAAATCCAACTGATGCAAAACACACAATAAAAATAAGTTTTGTTAAATTAATTTTCATCTTTTTTCTTGATGATGAATCCAGGTTTTAAGTTCGTTAAGGTATTGTCTTAACATATCTGCTTTTTCTAGATGCCACAAATTACCACTCTTGAAGTACTCATGAGTGTGATTATCTATTGCCTTCAATATTTGATGGATTGGTGCGTTCCAAGGTTCACGCTTGGGTGTATTCCATTCGCGTGGCATATTATCTTACTTTTTCTTACCGCCGTTTTTTGCTTTCTTTGCAGTCGCATTACCTTGGTTTTGCTTACTACCTGCAGAACCTTTTTTACCTTTATTTCCTGATTTTGCCATTGGTATAGAGGCATAACAATATATTTATGTGCCACTTTATAAATTGTCATACTTGACAAAACCTAAATATTAACTTATTATGAAAAATCCCATTACAGGGATTACATCATGAGATTTTGATGTGATTTTAGAGCCTAGGAGATTGCCCCTTGAGAGAGGGGAAGTGCGCTTTCTCTATTAGGATGTAGAGTTCAATCAGAGTTAATGCTAAATTTCTTTACAGTAACCCTGCCTCTTCTGGCAACGGTTACAACCACAACGGCATCACTGCCATTCGTCAACTACAAGATGCAAGGACCTCCACCACCAGTGGAACCAACAACCAAACCATTTGCTATTATCAAAGAGTTTGATCTTGTAGATGAAAAGAAGACAGCAATCCGCGAGGTTGCACTACCAAAACCAAAAGAGAAAAGGTTAATTTGTAAAGGGTGTAATCAACATGAAAATGCTACCCTGGCATTCTTCCAGGATCGTGGTATTAAAGACAGAAACGCCCTTGCTACCATTATGGGCAATATTCGTCAGGAATCTACTTTTGTTCCTAACATTTGTGAAGGTGGTAGCAGAACCAGTTGGGGTAACTGCGGTGGCGGTTACGGACTGATTCAATGGACATCTGCCAACCGTTATTATGGATTGGGTGATTTTGCTAAGAAGTTTGGTGGTTCGCCATCATCACTTCACACGCAACTTCGTTATCTGACGACTGAAGTTCAATGGCAACGAATTGAAGACCGAATGAAGACTCCTGGTAAGTCTATCAATCGTTACATGAACTATGCGTATAGTTGGATTGGTTGGGGGCATCATGGTGCCCGTACATCTTATGCACATGACTATGCCAACCGACTGATCACGGTAGAAGTTTGATATATAAGGGGAAGAAACACATTCCCCTTTCTTAATAAAATAGTTGAAAATTATGAATGATCAACAACAACATCTTGCAAATCTTTTGCAGCAACAATCACAATTGAACGAACAAATTTCAAAAAACAGAGAACTGTTTTGGAAAATTCAAGGAGCAATTGAATATCTTCAACAGATTGGAGTAACTCTTCCTGCACCAGAAGTGGCAGAAAAAGAAACTGTTGAAGAATAGTATGTTTAAATAGTACAATTAAAGGAGATTATTATGTCCGTATCACAAGAACTACTGAACGCTGTTGAAGCTTGGAAAGTAGAAGACGAAAAATTTGCTGCTGGTAATAGTGCAGCAGGAACTCGTGCTCGTAAAGCACTTCAAGAAATTGCTAAACTTGTCAAAGTACGTAGAACCGAAATTACTGAAGAAAAAAACGCTCGTAAAGAAGCAAAGGGTTGATATATAAGGGGAGTGTTGCAAACTCTCCTTTCTTATGTTCAATTTTAACTTCGGTAAGAAGAAACCAGATAAAAAACAACTCATAATACTCAGTATCGTATTATCTTCTATCATTGCAACACTCTCACAATGCACTGGAGCATCAGAAGATGGACTTTGGGACTTATTGGATGAAATTCAGAGAAAGTATTTCCCACAAACTATTCTCAATGAGATTTTTATTCAAGATCCTGACAAAGTAGAACGCAGAGTCAAACGTGATGTTGACCGAGCACTGGATGAAGCGATTCCAGAATATAATCGCATCATCGAAGAAGCAGACCGTAGATATAAACCACGGTATGTTGAGAAACCACCAGACGGCAGTGAGGCACAGAGACTGCTTGGTGGAGAAATGAGAATCTGTGCTGTATGGGTTGACGACTGCCCCAAGCAGTAGTATAATATCAGAGTTGAGAGATCAACTGCGACACTCCCCTTCGGTAGGTTCAGGAGTGGCGGCGATAGGAACCTACTTATGTCTCAGTAGCTCAGTCGGAATAGAGCATCTGCCTTAAACATAAATGGAGCGTCATAAAGGAAACTTTATGAATGTAACTTCTCAAATTCGGGGAACCCTTTAAAATGGCAATCCCGAGCCAAGCATCGTTAGATGAAGGTGTAGAGACTTTACGGGAAGTGCCTAAGTCCTTTGGGATATGGTAAAGAGAAAGTCCAGACCACAAACAGAAATGGCGGAGAAATCCGTAGTGGTAAGCTAAGCAGTTGGTCGGGGGTTCGAGTCCCTCCTGAGACGCTTTTTGAACCTTAGGTATTATAAATATTAATAACTAAAAGGTTCCATTATGAATAAATGTTTATTCTGTAAAGAAGAAACAAAAAATCCAAAGTTTTGTGGGAGAAGTTGTGCTGCTTCATATAATAATAAAATAGCACCAAAAAGAAAACCAGAACATAAGTGTATTGATTGTGAAACTCTCATAACAGCAAATCGTTCTCGTTGTAAAGAACATTATTTGTTGTGGTTAAAAGATAGAGAAGTAAAGGATATGACACTTAAAGAAGCAATATATGAAAAACATCATAAGTCTTCTGCTTTTGCGTTAGTTAGAACCCGAGCAAGAGCTTTTGCTAAAAAACTTGGTTTTACTGAATGTATTAAATGTGGATATAATAAGCATATAGAAATTGCTCACATCAAACCAATATCTTCTTTTAGTGAAGATGTTATGGTTAGTGTTATAAACTCGAAAGAAAATATAATGCCTTTGTGTCCTAACTGTCATTGGGAATATGACCATAATCTTTGGACTTGACACCATACGAAAATTAGTGTAATATATAAAAGTGATAGAGATTAAGTCCCTGATACACCCTAGAGATATATCACACTTAATCCATCATTCCCCAATAGTTCAGTGGTAGAACTCAAAACTGTTAATTTTGCTGTCCCTCGTTCGAATCGAGGTTGGGGAGTTGAAAGGGTTGGAAATGTCCGATTCTTTCAAATTCGGAGAAGTGATCCTGCGGTTCCGTCCAAGATCTCTCCTTCTCCTTTTCACTGCCCTCTAATGCAGTGAGAGTCGCAGAAAGTGTCTTCTGCGGGTGACGGGCACTCGTTACCCATTTGCCCTCATAGTTTTAGCAGTTAAAATAATCGCCTTGTAAGCGATAGTCGCGGGTGCAAATCCTCGCTGGGGGCTCTTGACATAATACTCATTATGTCTTATACTTTCTTTTGTGTGAAGGAAGTGTGCTGGGGGAGAAATCCCCCACCATTGCGGAGTTAATTCAGTGGTAGAATGGCTGCCTTCCAAGCAGTTCGTCGTCGGTTCGAATCCGATACTCCGCTTATAAAAATCGTAAAACCCGTAAAGGGCTTGACTGATCCCAAAGAAACTGTTAAGATAAATACCGTGATGTGACCGTGCCGCAACTATTTGCACGAACACTCAAATTGTCCTATAGAACAAAACAAATTTTTATGAAACTCAAACAACTGATGCTTGCACCTGTTGCTCTGGGAATGGTTGCTCCTGTTGCTGCGAATGCTGCAGATCTCAATATGGTAGCAGTCAACCAATACTCTTCTGAGCAGGTCACTAGCGTC